ATGAAAAATCAAGGCATACACAAAGCACTTGAAAAAGTAGATTGGCGTAAAAGAGCATATTTCATGCGGAAATTTCAAATACGGACAGCCAAAAATGCACATATTCTTGCTATGTCTGATGAAGAATTTTTACAGTGGGCAGATAGAAAGTCGATGATTGTTTTTCAGAATTGGGAGCAGACGGACGAATATTGGGAACTTTATATGATATACATGCGTGGCAAAATGCAACGGGATTTAGAAACTGTGTATGATGTTGTTTCAGAGAAGGCAAAACAAGGTGATGAAAAAGCCGTGAAACTCTTTCTTCAACTATATAAAGATATGACACAACTTCAAAAAGCAATGAATCGGACACAAACAAAACAAGAGAAAGTACAAGAAGATGATGACGATGATTTAGAGATTTAGTAGGATACGCAGATTTTGCGTATGGAGTGTCATTTATGACACTCCTTTTTTATTTGCGACAGGAGGTGAATTTGATGGCTAAACGATTAACGAAAGAAGAAAAACTGAAAATCATTATGAACGATTTTAAACTGTTTGCAAAGAATTTCATAAAAATCATTGATAACAACGGTGATACAGTACCGTTTGTTTTAAATCCAGAGCAGGAACAGTTTATGAATGAGATGTCAAAATACAATATCATTCTAAAAGGACGGCAGATCGGATTTACTACCCTATCTCTTGCATACATGCTTTATAGTGCATGTACCAAGCCCGATACAAACTATATCATCATGACACATCATGCAAGCGTCAGTAAATCACTTTTTGTTAAAATAAAGAAGATGTATAAAAACCTTCCGCATGAGAAGTATCCGAATTTGTTTCCGAAAACTCTTTTAAACAACCGAGATGAATTATATCTTGATAATGGATCACGAATCATCATCGCGACAGCACAAGGAGAAGATGCTATTTCAGGAAATTCATTCCAAATGATACATCTTTCAGAAATGGCTAAATATCCTGCTGATGTACAAGAAGAAATCATTGCAACATGTATTCCGGCATTAGCGAAAAACGAATCCAGTGCAATCATTATTGAGTCCACAGCATACGGCTACAACACTTACCAAGAAATGTTTATGAAGGCGTGGAGAGATAAAGAAAGTGTTTGGAAGGCACATTTCTATTCATGGTTAGCAAAGGCGTATGAGAAACAATTCCGCCATACATTTGACGAAAGCGAAGCATGGTTTAAAGCAAATAATCAAGGGCGCAGAATGACATATGATGACCTTGAGCATGATGAAAAGATTTTAAGAGATAAATACAGTGCTACATATAGACAATTGATGTTTAGACGTTATTATATAGCGACAAATAGTTTAGAGAAATTTAGACGTGAATTTCCGACTACACCAGACGAGGCGTTTGCGGAAACGTCAAAGAGTGTATTTGACACTAATAAAATTATTGAACGGCTTCATCATGTGATACCGTCTCTTGATACAAAAGAGGTTTATGACATATTGCCCGATGTTTTAAGACAATACATAAACAAAAATCTATTCATTTATCATTCACCGAAACCAAAAGTAAGACATTATGCAGGCGTGGACGTTGCATCGGGGACTGGAGGTAACAACGATTATACGGCAATTAGTATTTTAGACGCTGATGGTCAACAGGTTGCAAGTTGGTATTCAAATGACATTCCAGTTTACAAGATGGCTGAAATAGCAAATTCGCTTTTAAGATTTTACAATTACGCTTTCACAGCAGTCGAAAGAAACAACGTAGGATTGCCATTTATTGAGAAACTTTTTAAAGATCATGGCTATTTAAACTTAATGAAAGAAAAGATTTTTGACCAACGTGGAAAGCGTAAAATGCAAAGAGGTTTCACTACAACAAGAATTACAAAGCCAATAATTATAGAAGATTTAAAACAGGCGTTTGAACTTGGTTATATCAATATTGAATGTGTGCGGACGCTTGAGGAAATGAAAATCTATCAAGAGCAAAAGAATGGAAAGATGGGAAACAAAAAAGGAAACAATTATCATGACGATATGGTAATGTCGATGGCATTATGTGTACAAGCAATGAAACAGGCGAAATATTACGTTGATATTTGATAATGTTTAAAAACAGTTTATTTCAGTTTCAAATTCGATTTAATCGGTTTTGAAACATCACAGAAATTTTTGTAGTGCCTTAAACGACGCAGGAGTGAATATTTCATTCACTCCATTTTTTATTAGTCGTCACTTGCATAGTGACGACCTTTTTTATTTTCTTAAAAGGGGGAATTTCTAAATGAATCTTCAACAATATATTAGAGAATATCATGAAGGGCGTAGTGACTGGTTCGTTGAGGAAGTGCAGAGTGTATCAGCGCAACAAAGAGTAATGAATGTATTAAACTTAAAAGATTATTTGAACGGAAAACATAAGATTCTTCAAAAGCCAAACGAAGTATTTGCAGGAAAAGAATATGTATCACGTAAAATTGTTTTAAATCATGCGTTGACGTTATTAAACTTTCAAGTATCGTTTTTGCTGCAAAATCCAGTAACCATTACAGGGAAGGAGCGCATTGTAAAAGAATATCAAAAGGTAAACAAACAAGGGAAATATGATCGGCTTAATTATAAAATATTGGACAAAATGCTTAAATATGGTCAAGTGTTTGAGTATGTTTATTTAGATAAGAATACAATCAAAAGTAAACTGATTGATGCTAGTGAGGGTTATCCTGTCTATAATCACGATAATGAAATGATCGCCTTTATTCAAGCATATATGGTGGATGGCGTTGATTATTATGTTGTTTATACTAATGATGTTGTTGAAGCATACGATAATAAAGGCGGACAATTAAGAATGACAGGAAGATATGCGAATCTTTCGGGGCTTCCGATTGTATATAAAACAACAAATGAAGTAAATGAAAACGAGGGAAAAAGTGAACTTGAAAATTGGATAAGTATTCTTGATTCGCTTGAAGATTTAATCAGTAAAGCAACAGATGCATACTACAAATACATCACAGGTATTCCAGTAGTTACAGGACAACAGATAAAAGGCGAAGGATTGCCAGTTGATGTTATTGGGGCAGGGCTTAACCTTGACGATGGGGCTACATTTGAATTTGTAAGTAATAAGTTTGACTCGCAGGCGTTTGATACGTTGTATGAAACATTGTTAAATGCTTTATATACAGTAGCACATTTGCCTGCTATTGCGGTAGGGCGTACAGATATTTCAAACGTCTCAACTGAAGCAGTGCGTATTCTTTATCAAATGGCATTAATGAAAGCAGGGCAGAATGAGCAATATATTCGTGAAGGTATTGAGCAACGTTTTGAGAGAATACGGAAGTTACTTGAATACAAAGGCGTAACGTTTACTGATGATGAATTTGATTCGTTAGGGCTTGTATTTAGTTATCAGTTGCCTTCAAGTGATAAAGAAATTATAGAGAACATGAAATCGTTGCGTGAAGTAGGCGGATTGAGTTTGCAAACGATGATCGAACAGAATCCATATGTATATGATGTTCAGCAGGAACTTATGAGATTGAAGGAAGAAAATAACACTATATATAGTAGTGGAGTTGATAATAAGACGCAAGATGTTGTGTTTAATGAAAATGTAGATGTGTCAAGGGAAAATACTTGA